AGAGATGCGCCCAATAATTGATCCAAGAAGCGCAAGCCCAATGTCCTATGAGGAATATGTGCCTTACATTAGCGATCTTTATAGAAAAGAATACGGCACAGCCCCGACTGAGCAGCAGTTACTTTCTGCTTATCAAGCGTATATTCAAAGTATGGGGATGTAATGCCTAAAGACCCCCGCCTCGCCCGCGCTGGAGTATCGGGTTATAATAAGCCCAAGCGCACTCCAAGCCATAAAACCAAGTCACACGTAGTTGTGGCGAAAGAGGGCGATAAAGTTAAAACAATTCGCTTTGGTCAGCAGGGCAAGACGGGCGATAAGACTATGACAAAGCGTGCTAAGTCGTTTAAGGCAAGGCACGCTAAAAACATTGCCAAGGGCAAGATGAGCGCCGCATATTGGGCAGATAAGGTTAAGTGGTAATGGCTATTACAACCTACGCAGAACTAAAGACCGCAATCGCCAACTGGTTAAACCGCGATGATCTTACGAGTGTTATTCCTGATTTCATCAGTCTTGCAGAGGCTGACTTTAATCGTAAGCTGCGTCACTACAAGATGGTTGAGCGCGTTGACGCTACGCTGGACAGTCGCTATGTGCAACTTCCTGCCGATTGGATTGAGACAATCCGCTTTGGCATTACGTCAAACCCCACATATCGGCTAGAGATTATCGGTATTGAGGACATGCAGCAGTATCGTGAGCAGAACGCAGATACCTCTGGTCGCCCTAAATATTATAGCCATGTTGGTGAGAGCATTGAAGTATTCCCCACCCCAGACGGAGAATACGCTATGCAGCTTGCGTATTATGCGCAAATACCTGCGCTGAGCGACAGCACAACGTATAACTGGCTTTTGCAGTCAGACCCAGATGTTTACTTGTATGGAGCGCTGTTGCAGTCAGCGCCTTACTTGCTAGACGATAACCGCATTCCTGTTTGGACGGCGCTTTACCAAAATGGTTTAGCATCACTGCAGAAAGCATCAGATGATACGCGATTTAGCGGTTCAGGCCGCAGAATGCGCATCACTAGTTATTCTTAACAAAATGGTGTATGGTTCACCTAGATATATCTAACGGAGAAATCCATGTCTTTAACAAACGCTTTCGAAACGCACACGCTTCAGTATCTACTGACCACTGACAGCGTAACACGTCCAACAGCTTGGTATATTGCCTTGTTCACATCTGATCCGACAGACACTGGTTCTGCTGGCACAGAGGTATCCACAGGCACAGGCTACGCCCGCACAGCGGTGACATTCACCGTGACAGGCGACACCGCATCCAACTCAGCAGCGGTTGAGTTCCCTGCGGCATCAGGCGGCAACTGGGGAACAGTTAGTCACATCGGTGTGATGGACGCATCATCAGGCGGTAACATGATCGTGCACTCAGCATTGTCAGTAGCCAAAGCAATCAACGATGGCGATGTATTCCGCATCCCAACAGGTGACTTAGACATCACGGCTGCATAATGGCGTTACGCTCAACATACGATACAGGTGAATATGGTTCTGGCCTTTATGGCGAACCAGAGACTACGCAGTTTGCTGCAACTGTATCGTTTGGCGTATCAGCTAGTGCAGGCGCAGTTACGGTTGTAAGGGCGGCTGCTACGGCGGCGATTTCGTCTAGCGCATCTGCTTCTGGCGAGATTATCAAGGATGGCGCGGTTACAGCTAACTTGCAGGGCATCGTAAATGTTTCTGCGGTTACATATGAAGTCGTTGCAGGCTTCCGCGCTGGGTATGGCCTAAACACTTACGGCTCATACATTTACGGTGAGAACTACAGTGTTGAGGATGGCGTTGCGGCGGTAAACATTTCGATAACGCCAACTGTTAGCTACCAAGTGGTGCGTCAGGTATCGGCAACGCCTGAAATCACAGTAACGCCAAGTGCGCAGGGCTTCATGTCCATCGTGGGCGCTGCGACACCTACTGTTTCAATAACGCCGAATATAGAGTATAACCGTGTAAGACTATTCTCTGCGAGTGATGACATTCTAGGAGATACAGTAGTGTCTGCGCGGTATAAGTGGTTGCCAGCAACCGATCCAACGACAACGTGGACAACATCAGATTACTTAGAGAGGGCCGCATAAATGCCTACAACAACAACCACATACACTTTCAATAAGCCAACCGTAGGCGGCGATGAAGACGCTTGGGGCGGCTATCTAAACGGAAACTGGGACAGCATTGATGATCTGCTAGATGGGACAACGCCTGTCACTGGCATCGACATCAACTCAGGTTCGATTGATGGAACACCGATTGGTGCAGCTTCTGCGTCAACTGGTGCATTTACCACAATGTCAGTTAGCTCAACATTCACGCTAGGCGGCACAGCAGTCACATCAACGGCTGCGGAGCTAAACTACCTAGACGTAACAACACTAGGCACAACAGAAGCAAGCAAGGCAGTTACGGCAGACGCGAATGGCGTGATTACGTTCGACAACGGTATCTCTGAAGAATACACAGCGGTCACATCATCATCTAATGCAACCACTGTAAACTTGCGCGATGGCACAAACTTCAGCCACACGCTGACAGAAAACACCACGTTTACTTTCAGCAACCCTGCTTCATCTGGCAAAACATCTAGCTTTACACTGAAGCTGGTTCAAGATGCATCAGCGTCAGGCTACACAGTGACATGGCCCGCCTCAGTAGACTGGCCAGCGGCGACTGCGCCAACCTTAACAGCAACTGCATCTGCGGTAGATTACTTTGTGTTTATCACGCATGATGGCGGCACTACATGGTATGGGTTCACGGCTGGTCAAGCATTGGGGTAAACAATGGCTAATACTAAAAAACTTATCCAAGCCGCTGCTGGTTTAGGTGGTGAAGCCCTGAACGTAGAAGAAGTGTTCAGCACTTATTTGTATACGGGGAACTCAACATCAACCACGACACAACAGATCACTAACGGCATTGACCTTGCGGGTGAGGGTGGTCTGGTTTGGACAAAATCTAGGACGAGTGGAACTTATACAAGTTTCGGTCACGGATTAATGGATACAGAGCGTGGCATTGATAAAATATTAAAATCACAGGCTACGGATGCTGAAACTACTATTTCAGATTGGGCTGTGTCTTTTAACTCAGATGGTTTCACGCTTGATGGTAGTGGTTATGTTAATGAAAACACAGTAGACTACGCCTCTTGGACATTCCGCAAAGCCCCTAAGTTCTTTGATGTGGTGACTTATACTGGGGATGGTGTAAGTGGTAGAACAATTAGTCATAATCTTGGTTGTGAAGTTGGATGTATTATCACCAAAAGGTTAAACTCTTCTGTTAATAACTGGTCAGTATATCATCGCAAAGCTAATCCAACCGCACCTCAAAATGTCTATTTAACATTAAATAATAACGATGGGGCAGCAGGGAATACTGCGTATTGGAATGATACAGCTCCAACAGATACAGTTTTTACTGTTGGAAACGGAAATACAAACTTTTCTGGTAACGACTACGTTGCCTACCTATTCGCCCACAACGATGGTGACGGTGGGTTCGGCCCTGATGGTGATGCTGATATTATCAAGTGTGGGAGTTATACGGGGAATGGTTCTACTGATGGCCCTGAGATTGACTTAGGGTTTGAGCCTCAGTGGTTACTTATTAAAGATGTCACAACAGGAAATACTGCTTGGAGCATCTGGGATAATATGCGTGGAGTTGCCACTGGCAGCAATGATGCTTACTTACAACCACATGCTACAAGCGCAGAAGCAAGCTATAATGGTTTTGCGTTCACTTCCACAGGGTTTAAGGTAGAAAATACTGCTGGATTTATTAACAGCTCTGGAGACACCTACATCTACATAGCCATTCGCCGTGGCCCTATGGCTGTGCCTGAAGATGCGACTGATGTGTTTGCTATTGACCAAGGTGATGGCTCTAGCACTGATCCGCAATGGGTTTCTAACTTTCCTGTTGATATGGGCATATGGAAACGCACGAGTGGGAGTAATTCAGGTGTAGGAGCAAGACTTTTACAAGGTAGGGGTTTATTTGCAAACTTAACGCAAGCAGAAAACGCACAAAGTTTGTGGCAGTTTGACCATCAAGATGGTTGGTATGACGCTGCCTTAGATACCTCTTATTATTCTTGGATGTGGAGACGTGCCCCCAACTTCTTTGATGTCGTTGCTTACACAGGGACGGGATCAGCTAGAACTATAAGCCATAACCTTGGTGTTGCGCCTGAGATGATATGGGTGAA